TTAGTATTGATCAATTTCACTAATCTGGTTTTCAAACTCATCTTGCGTCTGTTTAGTGACGTGCATGTAGATTTGCATTGTTATATCACCCTTAGCATGGCCCACTCGTTTTTGAATTACTCGCAGTGGAACATCCATATCTGCCAGGACAGAAACATGTGTATGCCTGAAGTAATGGGTAGTAACCTTTTTATCAATTTTCTGCCGTTCGGCGGCCCGCTTCAAGTATTGATTAGCATTATTAATGTTAAGGGGCTTCTGCTGGCCATAAGTCTTTGCTGTCTGGTTGATAGCAAATAACAAGGCACTTTGGCTTTTCCCTTTAGCATGTTGTTCAACAATATTGGCAGCAGTAGGGGAAAGGGTGATGGTTCTTAGACCAGCGAATGTCTTAGGCTCATGAGAGAGAAAATGCCGATAAGGATTCTTTTTCCAAATCATCGTACCATCGATTTTTAGGTAGACTTTGCCATTTTCTTTGATTATGTCGTTTACTTGAAGACCAGACAATTCACCGAACCGCATTCCGGTTAAGAATTGTAATTGGAAAGCGTCGGCATAGTACTGCATATTACGGTCAATGCAATCGTTGATAATGCTGTGATACTCATCTAAGGTGAGGTATTTGTTCTCAATTTCGTCACGTCGGCGTGATGATTCGTTCTTCCAAGTGATCTTAACCTTGTCCATTGGATTATCTTTGAGGAAGCCATAGCTAACCGCGTACTCAAATAGCAGGGCTATCTTACCTTTTTTCGATCGAACTGTTCCATTAGTTAGGGGATGGTCATGCCGATATAGTTGCTTGTTGAAATAACGGTTTAACCATACAGTTGTAATAGCGCTTGGACACGTATTTGGTCCACAGGCTTCAACAAACTCATCAAGAAAAAGCTCACCATTATGGTAGGTGTTATATCGGACTTGCTTCTCGTAGTCATCAAGGAACCTGGTTTCCAGATCTTGCATAGTAATGGTGCGAACGGCATGGCCTTCTTCTGCGAGAGCCATCTGAATCTTCTCCTCCAGCTCCCTGGTGGCCGCTTTAACCACTTGTGGGGTCTTCTTCCCGTAGGTGACTGAAACGCGCCGATAGCGACCCGTGAGTGAAGATTTGTACCGTTCAATGAAACAGTAACGGGTTTTACCCTGCACGGAACGTTTTTCTATCCACATAGTTGTCCCTCCATTATTAAATCGTGTATAATGAAAGGGTTGATAGCACAGACCATTGCTTTATCAACCCTTGGTCCTCAGACAGTTGCCGCTGTCTGAGGGCTTTTTTTATTTAGCGATACATAATTAGAGTATGAAATCCTTCAGCTGTGCCAGTAATTCCTTGCCCTTTTAACGAATCAAATTTAATATCAACAATTTCATAACCATCTTTTTGAAGGTCATTTACTACTGAACCAATTTGCTCAGTATACTTAGACTCAACACCAAAAGCTTGATTAGCAAACTTACTGAAGCTATTGATCATAACAATATGAATATTGCCATCTTTTTCGACCAGCTGTGGCTTAACCTCATCGTTGTATAAGACATCGCCGCTGGCCTTACGACTCTTTGAAAGCAGCCCCATTATACTCATTCCTTTCTGAGTGAATTACTATTTAGCTTTTTTGTTAACCATTAAGTGCCATACGAAGAAACCAACACCGATAATAAATGCCAACCAGGCCCAGATTACAAGGTCAGAGTAGCTTCCAGCGTTGAATCCCATTAGAGCGGCAATAATCATCATTACCAAGCCAGCTATATCACCACCAAGGCCGTCTTTTTTGCGGGTGCAAATATAAACAATCCCTGATGCAAGATACATAATGGCAACGATTACGCCTGATGAACCACTGGTTTGACCATTGGCGGCCATTGCATTACCGAGTCCGGCTACCGATGATTGAAAGAAAATAAATACTGACAATACAATCATCAGAATTCCAGCAACTAATTTTGTCGTTTTCAATTTGAAAACCTCCTATGATTTCAGCTTTTAGCGTCTTCAGTATTTGGACAGATGATTAAATCTTATTGATAAATAACGCGGGTAGTAGGTTTTTGATAAATTGTTCTACCGTGATAAAGATGCTTGCCTAGCATCTTATTTTTACCTTTTTTACTATAGATATACACATCTGTATTATTATTTTGTGAATCAACACGGACTAATTCAGGTAATCCTTTGGGATGCCACCCGTAGATTGTATTACCATCATCATCTTGAGCTGTTACATAGGTTGAAGGCATAGACTGAATGGTGTCAACAGGCTTTCTACCAAATGACTGGGCATATCCTTTAAGCTTACTTTTACTTATCTTTTTCTTTGCCATAGCAATGTTTACGTTATGTGAATAATACATAGGAGTAAATTGATAAATTCCACTTATTCCAACTATCAAAAGAGGAAGAATAAAACATTTACTTTTCATTATTTTTCTTTCTTTCTTTTAGCAGATTGATAATTTCTTGGTTTTGGCGTATCAAAATATAACTTTGATTGATCATTTCTTGATAGTACTGAGTTAAATATTGTGATTGTCGATCTAAAACGGGAGCCGTCCCACTTAGTTTTTTAGAAATAACAATATTGCGTAATGCATCATCATATTCCTTATCTACGTCTTGTAAGTTATTTTCATTTATAAACTTTTCAACATCTTTATTCCAGCCGTCTTTACCATTAAAAATGCTCATAAAAATATCTCCTATCTAATATCCCAAGAAACGTGGACAACCTTTCCAAGAATTCTGCCTGGATTTTCTTTATTAAGAATGATTGGTGAAAATTCCTTATTATCAGGTATTAAAATAATTGAATTTCCTTGGTGCTTAATCCTTTTTAATGTAGCTTCACAGTTATCATCAACTAGAACAGCAGCAATTTCATCATCTTCAACATCTGGCTGTTCACGAATAGTAACAACTGATCCGTCATGAATGGTTGGCTCCATGCTATGACCTTTACAGCGTAAGCCAAAGAGAGTGCCACTAGGAATAGGACGTTCAAAGACTTCCTCCGTATAGCCTTCAATGTTTTCCTCAGCCGTAATTGGATCACCACAAGCTATTTCACCGATAATAGGAATAGTGATACGTTGAAAGGATTTATCAAGAGGATAAATTACATTTGTTGGCTTTGTGCCGGTAATCTTATCATCTTTATTAATAGAAGCATTTGTTATTTCACCAATTTTTACATTAAACAAATCAGCAAGTTTCTGCAATGACCCCATTCGAGGGACTTTAATACCAGTTTCCCAATTTGAAATTGTTTGTTTTGAAACGGCCAATTTATCTGCGAGCTGAGGCTGAGTCCAACCTCGGCTTTTTCTTAACTTCTTAATTTGAGATGCAATAGTGTTCTCAACCATATTGGTTCAGCTCCTTTCCTTAATTATATAACTTTTAGTTACTTGATAAAACATAAAGTTATAGAAAAATACAAAAAGCGGTTGACTATAACTTAAAGTTAGATTATCATATAATGTATTGAAAGGAGGCATTTAATTTATGAAAAACGGAACACGGATCTCTCTTAAAGCTGCTCGGATTAACGCAAACATGACTCAAGAACAAGCAGCGCAGGAACTTAGTAAGTATTTCGGAATGAAAATTTCTCGTCAGCGAATTATGAAATATGAAGATTCTCCTGAAAATACCCCCCTTGCTTTTGGCCAAGGCTTTGCAACAATTTATAAGCTTCCTATTGAAGCTATTAATTTTAGGTAGCAGTCAACTTAAAGTTATACGCAGGAGGTGATCATTATGATGGCTAACTCATGGAAGACCATCACTCAGATCTGTGATGACTACAACATCAAGCCGAAGACGTTCTACAGTTGGGCGGATAAATGTAAAAGCTACCCTGAATATCGGGATGCAATCATTCAGCCAACTGGTCAACGGACGTTTATTGACGAAGAGAAGTGGCAAGGATTCCTTCGATTTATGTCGGAGGAGCACCGCAAGAAGCAACTGGATCCACATTTAAGGGGGTGAGACATGCTGACATTAGAGATCTGTTTACCACTAATTGTTGGTTGCTTATTGATCGGGTTGATCGTCGACCTGAAGAACGGCGATAAGATGCTCAAACAGAATTATCAAGGCCGTCATGGCAGAAAGAAGGGGAGAAAATGAGCAAAGTAATTGCCTTTATCATGGGGAGCTGGTGTTGCTATTGCAGCATGATTGGAAGCTACGATGGCGCTGTTGCCATCCTGGCGCTCTACATCCTAGCTGTCGTACTTGACCCATTTGAACTGAAACACAAAAAGGGCACGACCGCCGCAAACAGTCGTACCCAGAAGTAAATAGATTACGAGGTAATTATATGACAATTCAAAAATTAAAACAAATTCATAACAAGGTAGCTGATCAGACAACCGTGATTAGTGCACTATCAGCTCAATGGCTGCGGTCGGTAACTATCGATGAACGAATGAAGGCTGCTGCTGACTTGGAGAACTACGCCAATCTGTTGAAGATTTCGGCAGAAGAACTCGCCACCGGAACTCGTGAGCTGTACAAGGAGGACTAAGCATGAATCAAGAATTAGCAAGCAAAGTGAAAAAACTAGTTGGTGATGATGCTGAAGGAGTAACGGTAATGTGGTGTGACGATAACGGTTCCCACGTGTCCACACTTGGAAACAACGAAGGGGCAATGGCTGCTGAAGTTGTTAAATTACTGAAATGGAATTCTATTGCTGCTTCAATCGTTAACCAGCAATTCCAGAATGGTGAAATCCCAACCAATTCGATGACCGATGACATCATTGGTTTTGCCGATGGCCTGCTTCGGAAGATGAGGGGGGAATAGTTATGAATAAGCATACTGAAATGGTCCACATCATGCTGGAACGGAATCTTAACAGCTATGCCAATGCGTTGTGGAGGTTCCGTAGTGATAACTACCCCGTGGGATACGTAAAGTACTTGAAGCAGTTACGTGGCAATCTAAAGTCTACCATCAGCTGGTTAGATGAACTGATTGAGGAGGTAAAATAATGAACCTATTCGAACTTAACGACAACTACAAAGAGCTTGCATCTCGCGATGATCTTGATCCAACGATCTTAAAAGATACTCTTGATGCTATTCAAGATGATCGCAGGAGCAAACTGGATAATTTGGCAACCTGGGCGGACCAACTCAAGTCTGAGATTGACTTCATGTCTGATAAGAAGAAGTCCTGGGAAGACGAGATCACTTACCGTAAGAACAAGCTGGCCTGGATCAAACAATATATTACTGATGTTCTGGATGACGCTGGTATTAAGCGGCTGACCACCGATAATCATCTGCTTAGTGCTCGTAACTTCAAGGCCTCTACCATCATTGATAATGATGAGAAACTACCAGATAAGTTCAAAGTCACTGAGACCACAACCAAACCAGATAAGAAGGCTATCTACAAGGCCCTTAAAGCTGGTGAAGAAGTACCCGGTGCTCACCTGAAACCTAATCGCAACACGGTTATTAAGTGATGTTTCAACTTAGAGATTATCAGCAAGAAACAGTCGATAACGTTTACCAATCGATGAAGCAAGGTAATCGGCGGATCATCGTTCAACAACCGCCACGGACGGGGAAGACAGTCATCATGGCCGAGATCGCTCGACGGACTACTCAGAAGGGCAATCGAGTGATGTTCATCATTCACCGCAAAGAGGTCCTAGAGCAAGCCGAGAAGACATTCAAAGCTCAGAACGTTGATATGAACCTAGCTGTCATGGGGATGGTTCAAACCTTAACCAGACGGGTTGATAAGTTACCAGCTCCTCAGTTAATTCTAGTTGATGAGGCTCACCACGCGTTAGCCAAGTCATACCAACGAATTTTACAGGCTTTTCCTAAAGCTTATGTGTTGTACTTTACTGCTACACCAATTCGGACTGGTCACCAGCAGCTTGACCAGATTGCTGATGATCTGATCGTCGGTAAATCAATTAAGTGGTTAACAGCTAACGGTTTCTTAGCGCCGTTCAAATATTACGGACTGGGCGACATTGACCGTTCAAAGTTACGTAAAGCACACGGCGACTACAGTTCTGCCAGTATGAATGAAGCCATTAACCATCAGATCTATGGCCACATTGTCGATCAATATCAGCGCCTGGCAGCTGGTAAGCAGGCAGTAGTTTATTGTCACTCAGTTGCCAGCGCTAAAGAGGTAACCGATAAATTTCATGAAGCTGGTATTACTGCCGAAGAAATCGATGGTGAGACTGATAAGAAGATTCGGGACAAGTTAGTAGAACAGTTCCGGAATCAACGACTCACGATTCTGGTTAACGTCAATCTATTCACTGAAGGCGTTGATTTACCAAACGTTGACTGTGTGATCATGGCCCGACCGACCAGTTCGCTGGCCCTGTACCTGCAGTTCTCAATGCGGTGTCTCAACCCAAGAAGAGGGAAGACGGCGATCATCATTGATCACGTCGATAACTTCTTGAACTTTGGACTTCCCAATAACGATCGAGACTGGAATGAAGCCATCAAGACTAAGGATAAGCGGAAAGCATCCAACAAGGATAATGGCCCGGCAATTTGCCAATGTCAGTACTGTTACGGGATCTTCTACCGGAAAGATATGCAAGACAATTGTTGTCCATTGTGCGGTCACCGATTAGACCCTGAGAAGAAAGACTACAAGATCGTTAACGTTGATCTGCAAGAGATCAAAGAGAACCAAGCCATTAAGCGCCGTAAGCAGCTAGTTAACGAGATCCTTAATGACCAAGTGATGGCCAACGTTGCCAATAAGACACCGGGCCAATTATCAACACTCAAGGAGTTCCAAGCCTATGCCAAACTGCACAGCTATTCACCCGGCTGGGCTTGGTACCAACTTAAAAGGAGGAGAAAACACTAATGTCAATTTTACCGGAAGATAAACCACAACATCCGACACCCCAACCACATAACTTCTTTATCTGGGGCGCTACGATGTCCGGGAAGAGCTATTTCGCTAGTTTCTTCCCACATCCATTGTCACTAAATACCGATGGTAACAGTGAGCAAGGCTCAGCACCTAGCATTCAGGTTCGTAACATTCGGGCCAAGGATGGTTCACTGAAGCAATCAGTGATCGATCAGCTAGACGAGATTATCACAGCATTGCAGTCAACGAACAATACTTTCCAGACGGTGATCATCGATGTAATTGATGATATTTGCGTCATGATTGAGCAAGCAATCTGCATTGATAACGATGTTCAGGCGCTGAGCGATATTCCGTATGGGAAAGGCTATGCCATGTTCAATAGTGTGTTGCAGCAATTTGTCATGGATCTCAAGGCACTGCCAATGAACGTGATCTATGTCAGTCGGGAATTACAGATCACCGATGAGCAAACCAACACATCTGACCCTAAACCATCGTTGAAAACTAAGTACTACAACATCGTCAACGGTAACTGCGATCTGGTTATCCATACACAGAAGTTTGGCAAGGATACTTACACCCGGACCATTACAGACCGGCGGACTAAGTACAAGGCAGAAAACATCACCGATACACGAGTAAGAAAACTACTGGAATCATGCGAAGGCATGTTTGAAAAATAGGAGGAATTAAATTATGGGACTTTTAGACGCATACAAGAATGCTACTAACAACTGGGACGCTAAGGACGGGAAGCTGAATGAAAGCCAGCTGATTCCGTTTGGAGATTATGAAGTAATGCTGGGTAAGGTTGACCACCCGGTATACAAGTCTGGTTGGGACTGCCTGCGGTTCGATATGCAGGTAATCGCTGGTAAGTTTGCCAGTCGTCATGAACAGCTGCGGATCAGTCTAGCTGTTAAGACTCCTAAGGGTAAGCCAATGCCAGAATTCGTAGTAAGTCGGAACATCCGGACGATTGCTAAGATCGGCGAAATGGTTGGCCTAGAGATGAAGCCCGAATACTTCCCGGACAACGAAACCGATGCTTACGAACGGCTGACGGCAGCCTTCAAACCATACGAAGGTAAGACGCTACACATGACAATTATTAAATCAGATAACAAGAAGGATCCGGATAACCCATACCGGAACTACGAATTTGAGCCAAGCAAGATCAACGTTGAAACCCCAGAACCAACCGATACTGAGACTGGTGATACTGCCGTTAGTGATGACGATCTGCCATTCTAGCAGAGGTTAGTCAGTGAACTTAAAACACCGAATGGGTGGGAAGCCCATTAGGAGGGTTAACATGAAAAGTTTAGTTAACTTCGCCGTCCAATATGCTGAACATGGCTTTACCGTTATTCCAACTGTCGGTAAAAAGCCACTAATTAAATTCGCTGATCGTCCGGCTTTAACGCCTGATGAATTACGAGAATTCTGGCGGACTCATCCATATGCCAATATTGCACTGAAAACTGAGAAGTTCTTCGTTGTTGATGTTGATCGGCATCCAAATGGGGATGACGGAACCAAGGCAATCAAAGAATTAAATCATCCGGAGTGGTTCAATACGCTGTGCCAGAAAACAGCTCACAATGGCTACCAATTTTTCTTCACTAAGCCGAAAGAACGAATCAGCCAGAACATCGGCTTTCTACCAGGGGTAGATATTAAGGCTCACCCTAATAACTACGTTGTTGTAGCACCCAGCATTATCGACGATAAAAGTTATCAGTGGTTGAACCATAAGCCAATGCTCCAACCAGCAGAAGAGTTAATCAGACTGATTGAAGAAAAAGGAAAACCAACGATCAGCGATAAGAAGATCGAGGCTTTCCATCCTAAAGGTCACACCCAAACGTCTGCTTTATTTGAGCAAATCGTGCAGGGCTTGGGGCCAACTGGTGGACGCAATGACGCACTGGCAGCCTTCGCCGGAGGGTTATTGTTCCGGAACGTTGATCCAGAGTGTGTATTGGAATTAGCGAGAATCGCTAACCAGCGGACCAAGTACAGCCTTTCGGATAATGAGGTTGTGACGACGGTTAACAGCATGATTAAGAAGGAAATACGAAGGCGAGGTGAAGCAAGTGAGTGAAGATAAAGTCGTACCGTTTGATAAAAAGAATGCCAGCAAACTCAGCCAGATGGTTGACGAAGAAGATCCATTTATCCGAACAGCTAAAGGGGCCATTAAACCTAAAAGCCTGTTCAACATCGAAGTGATTTTAGAGCATGATCCGCAGCTGGTGGGAATGTTCAAATTCAACGAATTCACTGGTGAGATTGATGTTGCTCGAAGCAGTGACAAACTACTGATTAAAAAAGGGATGCTCAAAGATTCCTATGTCGATGAGTTGGCATCTTACATTGAGACATCCAAAGACTATGGCCAGGTGTTATTCACCAATCAATTAATCAGAAGCGCACTAACAGTGGTGGCCAATCGACACCGATATAACCCGGTGCTTGATTATATGAACTCAGCTTATGAGAGTTGGGACCATCAAGAACGACTAGATACATTCTTTAGTGATTACTTGGGCGTTGAACGATCAGAAGTAACCCGGTTAATCACACGGCTGTTTTTTATTGGTGCAGTAGCAAAGGTATACGATCCCAAGCGTAAATTTGACTTTGTATTGGATCTGGTCGGTGGCCAGGGCGCTGGGAAGACAACCATCTTACAGAAGATTGCCCCATGTGGTTACTATACCGACCAATTCTCCAGTTTTGAAAACAAAGATGATTTTGCGGTAATGAGAAGATCATTAATTGTGAACGATGATGAAATGACCGCAACCGCCAACTCAACGTTTGAAGTATTAAAGAAGTTCGTTACCTTGCAAGAGTTCGAGTACCGAAAACCATATGGTCATCAGGCGGAACGATTTTCTAAAGGCTTCGTGTTGGCCCGGACGACCAACAACCTGTACTACCTGAAGGATAAGACCGGTGAACGTCGTTTCCTGCCATTGCTGGTTGACAAAGACCGGCAGGTAGCCAATCCAGTACAGGATTTGACTGCTGAATACGTCAAGCAAGTCTGGGGCGAAGCAACTCATCTTTTCAAAAATGATGATTACAGCTTCGACTTAACCAGCGAACAACAAGAGATGCTAGATAAGCATCGGCAAACGTTCATGTACACCGATGACTTGGAAGATGCCATCGCTGATGCATTGGAAAACGACTGGTCAGATAGAGATTTCTTATCCAGTGAAACCATCGGACTGAAAGTTGTCCCTGGAGTTGATCTTGCTAAGAACCGGAAACTGTCAAACCAGATTGCCAATATTATGGTGAATCGGTTTAGCTGGCGAAAAGGCCGAAAGAAAATCGACGGAAAAACTCAGCGCGGCTATATAAAAAGGTGACACATTGAAATAGTGTCACCCGATGTGTCACCCACCTAAGCCTTACAGCCCCAAGGGATACATTAAATAGTGACACTATTACTAATATATATAACTTTTATATTTTATATACCTATATACGTATTAAATAGAAAAAGTTGAAAATTAAAAATGTGTCACTTTTGAGCTTAAACCCTTGGGGGAGTAAGCAGTGACGCTTGGTGACACATCGTGATAGTGTCACCTAATGAGTCAGTGCACTTAAAACACCGCACGGGTGAGAGGCCCGTTATGGAGGAATAATGATGAAAAATGAATATTTTGATGTAGCTGAAGTGCTAGGGATGTTTACATTGCTTTGTTTAATAGCATCATTTGCTGCGCCAACTAGCCTAGTTCTGGCAATGGCGTTTGGAGTTTCAGCAATTATCAGTACGGTGCTTGGTTTAATAGGTGGCTGCAATGCAGAGTGAACACTCAATACAATCGGCAATTATGGTGGCCGTATCAAAGCATCAGTGTACGATTTTTCGATCCAACGTCGGTAAGGTGAAAACCATTGATGGCCGGTGGTTTGATACTGGTTTACCGAAGGGACACCCGGACTTATACGGATTTAAGTGGTCCAATGGCAAGGTATTTTACTTGGAAATCAAGAATGAACGAGGAAAACCGCGACCGGACCAGATCCGATTCCATGAGATGTTAACCAAACGAGGTGTAATTCACGGCATTGCCAGATCGGTGGATGATGCATTGAAGATTATTGACGAGGAGCTAGTTGGCTATGGGTTTTGACATTTTCTTCTCACTACTATGGTTATGGCCAGTCTACTTAATTAAACATGACTATGAAGAAATCGGCAGCCGAATATTGTTGGTAGCTGAAATAGTAACAACGCTAATCTTGTTTGCGATTACTGTGTTGTATGTACGAATGGAGGATGGATTGTAATGCCACAGATTGATTTAGGAGACGGCTTTTACTACAAGCAAGGCTACGGGATCTACTGCCTTGACCTTGACCAGGAAGTTGCAAGAACTGTGTTTACTGAACAGGAATTAAAAGCACTGACCAGGTGGCAAGAATATTCACGGACAATTGCTAGTACTAGTAAGAATATTGAGTCGGCAATACGTAAAGAGTATGCAGGAGGTGTGGTTATCACATTAGATGATGGTCGCAAACTATACGATAAATGCGACATTAAATATGTGTACGCTGAAAAAGGATTGCTGCGTAGCGACAATATTAAAGCGCCACTTTGTCATGTGATTAGTGTGGAAAGGATTGAAAAACAATGACAACAAATGAATTGATTGAGAAGTTGAAAGGCTTAGGATTCACAGTTAAAGAGAGCGAAGGCTATATTCATATTGAGACAGGCAATACGGATATGCACTATAGCAAGAACATCAGCCCAAACGATGACTGGGCAAAAGTGCTTCCGTTAATAGCCGAGTACTACCAAACACCTCTTGATGAACGTAAGCCGGAGAAGAAGTATCGGCTGCGGTGGATTGATGGTGAGGATGACAACCCTCGTAAAGAAACGTATTTAGGAATGGATGACACATTCTTTAACGGATCTTATTGGACAACCTATTTCAAAAGTGGTGCACCGACTTTTACGGAATCTCAGCTCGAAAAACTAAAACGTGATAATCCCAGGTTCGCTCCAGCTATTGATGTTATGAAGGAGGAGGTCAAGGACGATGACTAAGGTATACGTATTATTAATTCAAAACTACGACGCCTTAGATGGTTATATGACGAGTAGTGACGTTGAGGTGTTCACGGATAAAGCAGCTTGCGATAAATGGATGGAGCAAGAAGAAACCACACTGCAAATTTTGAAGGGTTTCAAGCCTGTTGCTCATGCTGAAGATCCAGGTTACTGGGAATTTGTCAAAGAGGATGAACGTGGCACGTACACTCATGACTTCTTTGGCCAGTATCGCGATGTGATCGGAGGTGGCAAGTAATGTGGGATATTGGTTTGCAGCAGTACGACATGCAGTATTTCATCCAATTGAAGGGTGTTCCGGAATCACTCAGACCGATCAACTTCCCTGGGCTGCCAGCTCACCTCAAGATTAAGCGAACTAGGAAACACCAGATTGAGCGAGCTAAGTTTATGGATCACACGGGTTATGAGTGGTCACAGTGGTGGCCTAAAAGGCATGGTCCTCGTCAATTACAAGTAATCACGACACCTAGCACAAGACTGTTAGAAAACCAAAGGGGTGAAAATAATGAACCTACTACAGAAATATCAGGTGTCTAAACATCTGGATAACTTACACCGTCGGTTCGGGGAAGAACCATTCCGGCGGGAATCAATGAGGCTAGAAGATATTGCTGGACCGCTTGATGAAGATGTGGCACCAATTCTGGAATTTCGCGCGGCTGTTGAGCAGAATGACCGGCTTAAAACTAAACGTGGGAATGTCCGTGCTCAGGTACTTGTTAAGCTGAAACGTGATTGGATCATGAAACAAATCATGCAGGGCAAGTCAGCTCCTGCCATTGCTGAAGAACTAGATGTTCCAGTGGGATCGTTCCGCTGGTATGTCCAAAAGGATTCGGAGCTAAAGAAAGTTTATCGGATGATGAGAGGCCGTCGTGGATATATGTCTGAAGATACGGCGGTCAAAATTCGAAAGATGCTTAGTGAGGGCTATACCCATGCAGTAATTATTGCTACTTTGCATGTAACACCTAGTCAAGTGGAGTATCAACAATACAAGCGAAAGGCGGGGCTAGTATGATTACGGTTATCCTTGTGTGTCTCGCCTTTATTGCCGGGTTTATCTTTGCTAAGAAGAACCCCTAGAAAGGGAGATGCTATGTTAGACGTTAAAGATATTGATTGCCAAGCAACTGCAAGAAAGGTTACTCGCTTCTTCGATAAGAAACTGGATCGCTATCTGGCCCTATCTGGTAAACGACGGTATGACTTGAAGTCACCATCAATGGATGGAATGCCTAAAGCACCGTCTAAGGGTAATTCTAGTGAGAATCGGATGCTGGCAATTTGGTTGGCATCTGAGGTGGTGGACTGTGTGGGCTGTGCCATGCGGAACATGACCAGGGAATCACAGAAGATCCTGATTAATCGCTATTCTGATCAGATGCTGACCTACAACATCGCTCAAGAGTTAAACATCAGTGCGGCAACGTATAGTCGGAAGCAAGAACGGGCTTTATGTGAGTTCGCTGATCGATTTGAGTTCCAAGTAATGAAGCACAACATTATTGGCGAAGTTAGTGATCTGCACGTTTATTTGAAAAATGATAAATGAGTGATTAGTGATAGATTGTTGAGTGAGCAACTCATGACACAGATGCAATACTGGTATTGTCGAAAGACTTAGGAGTTAGCAGGAGCATTATTCTTCATAACTAAATTTAGTAACTAAAACACACACATTGTCTGCTAACTCCTTCTCCTGCCTCGATAGCGAAGATAAGACAAACGCGGCGGACTGTAAATCCGCTCCTTCGGGTTCGGTGGTGCAAATCCATCTCGGGGCATCGATGCTATGGGAAATTTATTATAAGGAAGGTGAAATGGCCTCTTTATAGTTAACGACACACATCCATCCCCTGGCAGAGACTGAGTAGAAAATGCAACACAAACTGGTTTACGGTAACTGCTCAGTATAACGTCCGTGTGGAAGCGGGCGTTTTTTATTTTGAGGAGGTGAGTAGCATTAGTAACAAAAAACTAACCAACAAGCAGCAAGCTTTTATCGATGCTTATTGCAGTGTCAGCAAGTTTAATGCAACTGATGCTGCTCGTCGAGCTGGCTATAAGCATCCCAACGTTCAGGGTGCACAGAACTTATTAAAACTTAGTGATGAAATTGCTGAGCGAATGGAGAAGCTAAAAGAAAAGTCAGGTGCATCAATCATGTCTCAGGAAGAGGTTGCAGAACGACTTAGTAGATTCGCTGATGGGTCGATTAAGGTTCAGCAGTTAGCTAATAATGGCAAGCTGGTTGATGCGCCTGTTTCTCCTAAAGATCAGCTGAAAGCATTGGAACTACTAGGCAAGTCCTATGGTATGTTCGTTGACAAGAAAGAAATCAACGGCAACCTTGATATTGAAATTGGAGTGGGGGACTACGATGATGAAGATTAGCATGATGGCAATGGTGCCAGTGATGACTATTTCTGGTCTGTTGCTGAAGCCCGGTTTAGTCACTAAGGGCGTTTTCATTACTGCAATCATCGTTGAGTTCCTTATGACTTTTCTAGTGAGTGACTATTATGAAAACCATTAGGGGGGTGATACAGTGCCAAGCGTCAAATTAAATTTTCCAAAACCATATAACGTATTCAATAAGCAAATCTTTGATAACTTATTCGACTACAGTCATTTTATTGAGGTTTGGTACTGACCTATGGCGGTGCCTCTTCTGGTAAGTCTCATGGTGTGGTTCAGAAGGTTGTTCTGAAAGCACTGCGACACTGGAACCATCCCCGTAAAGTTTTATGGCTCCGGAAAGTTGATCGAACAATTAAAGATTCAATTTTTACTGATGTAATTGATTGCCTATCGACTTGGAAATTGCTCCCATTCTGCAAAGTAAATCAGACCAGCTACACAATTAAACTGCCAAATGGTGGAATGTTTCTGTTCAAGGGGATGCAAGATCCGGAACGAATTAAGTCAATCAAGGGCTTGTCTGATGTAGTAATGGAGGAAGCATCGGAATTTACTCAGGATGATTTCACTCAGTTAACATTGCGTCTACGTGAGCCTAAGCATAAGCAGCGGCAACTGTTCTGCATGTTTAACCCAGTTAGCAAATTGAACTGGACCTATAAGCAGTGGTTTGATCCTACTGCTACTGTTGATACTTCACGGGTAGCAATTCACCAGTCGACTTACAAGGACAATCATTTCCTTGATGCTGATAACATCAGGACGATTGAGAACCTGAAACAGACGAACCCTGCTTACTACAAGATCTATACACTTGGCGAGTTCGCCACGTTGGATAAGCTGGTCTTTCCAAGCTTCACTAAACGGCGGCTCAGCACACGTACCCTCTCAAATCTTCCCTCGTACTTTGGGTTGGACTTTGGGTACACCAATGATGAAACAGCCTTTATGCATATTAAAGTCGACGAGAACACCCATACAATTTACGTGATGGAGGAATACGCCAAGCATGGTATGTTGAACGACGATATTGCCCGGATGATTAAACAGATGGGTTATTCCAAAGAGATCATCACGGCTGATGCGGCTGAGCCTAAATCAATTGCAGAAATCAAACGTGACGGCATCCCCCGGATTAGGCCAGCCAAGAAAGGTAAGGACAGCATTATTCAGGGGATCTCATTCATGCAACAGTATCATCTGGTGGTTGATGATCGTTGTGTGAAGACGATTGAAGAGTTAGAAAATTATACCTACAAGAAAGACCGGCAAACTGGTGAGTACACCAATGAACCGGTCGATGCATATAACCACGAGATTGATGCCATTCGGTATGCGTTAAACGAAATCAACGGAATGGCTAGTCCGAAGGGTAAGATCCTGAAAAACATTTACATTTAAGGCGGTGATGGAATGGAAACAGTTAACGGTAAGGGGCAGATCATTGGTGGTCATGTCTTCATCTATCCTAAAGATGAGGACCAACTGGCGATTGAAGATCTGTTGTCCTTTATGAAGCGGAACATTCAGTATAGTAAGGAATACAAGCACAATATGAAGATGTATCTGGGCGACCATGACATCCTGCATGTAATGCCCCGCCAGTTTGGCCCGGATAACCGACTGGTTGCTAACTTACCTCACTATATTGTTGACACTTACAACGGTTTCTTCGCTGGCATCCCGCCGAAGATCACGTTGGATAACGACAGTGATAACCAGGCTTTACAACGGTGGAATGACAGCAACTCGTTACAAGACAAATTGAATGAAATTTCAAAGCAAACGGATATCTACGGACGTTCGTTTGCTTTTGTTTATCAAGATGAAGAAAGTCAAACTCATGTGGCTTATGCTTCTCCCACTGAAGCCTTCATGATTTACGATGACACGGTAGCCCGTGAACCATATGCCTTTGTCCGTTACTGGAAAGATGTTGAGAGTGGTTCTTGGGACGGCACGGTCTACTACGCTAACAGCACTGTAAACTTTACTGGAGACAAGTATGTGGAGCCTGAACAGGCTAACCCATACGGTATTGTTCCGGCAGTTGAATTTTACGGTACTGAGGAACGGCAGGGCGTCTTTGATAACGTCAAAACGTTGATTGAGGCCTTAGATAAGGTGCTGTCTCAAAAGGCCAACCAGGTTGAGTATTTTGATAATGCTTACCTAAAAATCCTCGGTGTGGATCTTGATTCTGATGGGGATGGAAAGCCTGACGCTGATTTGATTGGTAATCAGATGATCTATTCACCCGACGCCGATGCAACGAATGCGACGGTGGACTTCATCAGTAAGCCCGATGGGGATGCGATGCAGGAGCATATCATCGATCGGCTGGTTTCGATGATTTACCAAGTTAGCATGGTAGCCAACCTCAACGATGAAGCCTTCGCTGGTAATAGTTCTGGGGTAGCACTTCAGTATAAGTTGCTTCCAATGCGAAACATGGCTGCGTCAAAGGAACGTAAATTCCGTCAGGCACTTCGAAGACTTTACCGAATTGTCTTCAGTGTTGACACCGTGATTCATAACAAAGAAGCCTGGCAAGATCTTAACTTCACGTTCAAGCGAAACCTGCCAGATAACCTTGATGAGGCGGCCGACATTGCCCAGAAGCTCAACGGAATTGTTTCACCAGAGACTCAGCTTTCTGTTCTGCCGTTTGTTGATGATCCAAAGACTGAACTTAAACGAATTGAGCGGGCTAAGACCGATGCGATGAAGCAAGCATTGAAGTACAGCCCATCTGCAACTGATCAAGATAAGAGTGATGCCGATGACGAAGAAGAGGAAGAATAGTTACTGGGATCGCCGGGCTAAGGAAGAACGAAAGTGGCAGAAAAAGAACCTAGCTGATGATGCGGCGTTTAATCTGATGATTGAACGTTACTACAACAATGTCATTGCCCAGATCAATAAGGATATCGATCATCAATTCCAGGGCCTTGCTAAGGCGGTCGGTGGTCTAAATACCGCTTACGCTGAGGTTAATACGGCTGATATTGCTGACTATGAAGCCGAAGCCCAGAAGCTAGTAATGCAGGCTGCACAGATGCGGTCGCTTGGCAAGCACGTCTTCTTCGCTTCTTTTGGCGATGATGTCAATCGCCGGATGAAGATCTACAATGCAACGATGAGAATTAATCGCTTGGAATATGTCAAAAGCCAAGTTGGCCTTCATCTAACCGAAGCTAACATGAGCATTGATAGTAATCTTCGGGTGAAGCTGAGTGACAGCTATATCGACGAAGTGAAACGCCAGGCTGGTATTCTAGGCAGCAATCTAAAATTCAATGATGCAATCATCGGTGACACTAACGTCGCCAAAATTGTAATGAAACAGGTTGGTGGTGCTAACTGGAGTCAACGCCTGTGGCTTAATCAAGATGCACTAAAAGCTACCCTTGATTCTGCTATGACGACTGGCTTGATCGCCGGTCAAAGTAATCAAGCTATTGCCAAGAACCTTCGTGATCAGGTTAAGACGACAATTAAAAACCATGTCTATGTTACTGAGCGTCTGGCCCGAACCGAAACAGCTCGCGTACAGTACGAAGCTCAGGTTGATAGCATTAAAGCAGCCGATTACAAGTATGTAAAGTGGTATGCCGAACCTGGTGCTTGTCGTGTCTGCCAAGAAATTGCTGACAATGATGAGTACGATCTGGGCTACGGCGTTTTTCCTGTTGATGAAGTACCTGAAATTCCAATTCACCCTAATTGCAGATGTTCTATTTCTGCTTATTGGATTGAGAGTAAGAAACATTCAGACTAATTTCTGAGTGCTTTTTATTTTGGAGGTAATTAACCATGAAACTTAATACGTTTGAGTTCAAAAGAGATGGTCTTTACATCGACAAAACCAAGATTGTCGCTTGGGATGATTTGAAGATTGAATCAAACACTAAACTTGGAAAAAGCAAGCTATCTATTTCAATTTATGGCAATTTACGTGGTGTAGATGACCATTACTATCGTTTTGCTAAACCAGATAAATAATTTATTATGTCCGTTCCGTGAGTGTGGACGTTAACTAAGCCCGAGAATGTCTCCCATGACAGTAAATGCGTGAAAGGAGTTACCACTATGGATAACGAAACTGATGTAACTAAGACTGATCCTACTAACGTTGAGTCTAAGGATAATACTGAAAAGCATGATGACGTCGACGCCGACAAGGAAGATCCGTTAGACAAGGCTAATAAGATCATCGATAAGTTACATGTACGAATTGACAAGAAGTCTAAGAACGAAAAGTCATTGCAAGATCAGCTTGATAAGGCTAATGCTACGATTAAGAAACTCCGTGGCGGCAAAGATCCTAAGCAATCTGAAGAAGATGAACGTGATCAAAAGATTAAGGATCTGGAAGCCAAACTGGCCCGTCGTGATGCGATGGATAACGCCAACACGGTGCTGAAAGAATCTGATATCAATCTGGATAAGGATATGCTGGCGATGGTGGTATCTGATGATGAGGAAACTACTGACAATAACATCCGTGCATTGATCACTTACACTAGCCAGATCAAGGATGAGGTTAAGCATGAGTTTTTGAAGGGCTCTACCCCACGAACGAATGGCAAGCCAAACAATGCAATGAGTAAGCATGACATTATGAAGATCAAGGATCCGATTAAACGGCAGCAGGCCATTAAGGATAACCTTGATCTTTTCAAACATTAAGGAGGAATAAACTATGGCTGTTGATGCAAATACTATTACTAAGGACGATTTAATCGCTCAATCTATTGATTTCACTGAACATTTCAACGATGGGCTGCAAACCCTGCTGCAGGTATTGGGTGTAACCCGGATGACCCCAATGGCTCAGGGATCCCAGATTAAGGTTTACAAGTCTGAAGTCACTAAGGCGGATGGCAACGTAGGTGAAGGTGAAACTATTCCGCTGTCTAAGGTAACGCGGAAGCTGGACCACACGCTGACGCTTGATTTTAGCAAGTATCGGAAGATTACGACGGCGGAAGCTATTCAGTCTTCCGGCTTCCAAGCAGCTGTTACCGACACTGACGCAAAGCTAATGAAGGATATTCATGGTGATGTTAAGAAGGAACTCTTTGATTTCGTCGGTACTGGGAACACTAAGGCTTCTGGTGCTGACTTCCAGAAGGCCCTTGGCGCTGGTCTTGGTCAGCTGGCAGTCAAGTGGGAAGATAACGATGTTCAGTCTGTTGCTTTTGTGAACCCAATTGACTTCTACAACTACGTCGGTGCGGCCTCCATTACGCTGCAAAACGCTTTTGGTCTTCAGTACATCCAGAACTTCATGGGTGTTAATACGGTCATTATGTCCGCTAATGTTAAGCAAGGAACGATTGATCTGACTGCTAGCCAGAATATTAACTACGCCTACGCCGCTATTAACGGTGCACTGAGCAGTGCTTTTGACCTGACTACTGACGAGACTGGCCTGATTGGTGTAGCTCACAACCCGGTTAACGAATCCCTGTCTTACCAGACGGTTATCTTCCGGGCCGGCAAGCTCTACGCAGAACGTCTTGATGGGGTAGTTGTATCCTCCATTCAATCTAGTTCTGCTACTACTGATAAGTAGTTTAAGAGGTGAGGGCAATGGTTGATCTCGAAAGTTTGAAGACTATGCTTCAGTTAACGACTGACAAGCAGGATGATCTTCTTCAATTGATTATTGATAATACCGAACAGGCCCTCAGCTTCAAACTGGGGACTGATAAAGTACCCAACGAATTAAACTACATCGGCATGGAAGTCTGCGTACGGCGTTACAATCGACTGGCTAATGAGGGGATGGCTTCGTACTCTCAAGAAGGACAGACGATTACTTTCAACTCGTCTGACTTTGACGACTTCTTGGATGACATTAATGTTTGGCGTGAGCGGAATGGCAAGAATGTCAAATCACTTGGCCACGCTCAGTTTTTCAACCCATATCGAGGTGATAGCCGTGCGGTTCGACCATGAGTTTAAGTTCTACTCCGAAGGTAAGCGGAAATACAATCCGAAAACCTCCCAATATGAAGGTGGCCTAGAGGTAGTCGCCGATGTAATGGGAAGCGTAACCGATGTAGGCGCAGACCGAACAGTAGAATTGTTTGGAAGCGTCATTCAAGGAGTAAAGGCAATTCGCCTAGTTGAGCCAGTGGGCGTCGCATGGTCATATTTGACTATCGATGATGGACCAACTAAGTATCGTCTGCGTAATGTTACGCAACCGTTGAAGAATGTATCGTTATTGGTAGGTGAGGACGTTGGCACAAATAATTAGGATTGAGGGGCTGGATGATCTCCAAGCTGGGCTAAAGGCCCGCATGAATCTGACGGAAGTACCCCAGATCGTAAAGAAGCACGGTGCCCAGCTTGCTAGTCGGACACAAGCAAACATGAATGCAGCCTATACGCATGGTTACTCAACCGGGCGGACCCGGCGAAGTGTCAAGCCAATCTTCAGTGATGGTGGCATGACTGTTTCCGTGGGTCCGACCACGAACTACTTCCCGTACCTGGAATACGGGACACGTTTCATGTCGGCAATGCCAACCTTGAAACCCGCTTTTGACGTCCAGTCGCAAATGTTCATCAACGAATTGAAGAGGTTGATGCAATGATTAAATCTCCACAACAAGAATTGTATGATTACGTGTTCGCGCAAGCGTTGGAACGTGGTTATGACACATATGACCACCTTCCGATGCAGTCTGAGAATGCCAGCTATCCGTTTGTGACGCTGGAGAACATGGATTTAGTGCCTGATCCGAACAAAACTTCCATTGGGGCAACAATTAATCTCACGGTAAACGTATGGGGCAATCAAGAACAGCGATTAACGGTCGATTCGATCGCTAATGACTTGTTCATGATTGCCTCTTCGTGGTTTAGCACGGATCACTATCATTACCATGGACGCTTGAACGGAAGCGACTACCAGATTATTCAGGACACTAGTGTTCCGGACACAATTCTTAATCATGCAATTGTTAATTTACAGTTTGTTTTAGTTTAGAAAGGAATGATTAGACAATGGCTAATGACATTCAGTACTTACAAGGGATTGATACCCTGGCATACGTTCGCTTGCTTGAAAATGCCAGCAAAGAACGAGGCCAACTGATCCCATATCAGACTAGTTTAGACTTCGACCCACAGCGTGATACTGATACCACGCAGACGAAGAGTGGTGGGGTTCCTACTACTTCTTCATTGGAGACGGATCTGGAAGTAGAATTCGTTCACAACATCAGTAAGGTCTCTGATGACTTGCTGACATCGCTTTTGGAAAACAAGAAGGTTGAAATCTGGATTGTCTACCGTAAGCGGATCAACTCCGAGGGCAAAGTATACGCAATCTACATGCGTGGGACGGTTTCCGAAGACGAGAACGAAAACGATCCGGACGACAACGCGACTCGTGACGTTACCTTCACTATCGAAGGTGATCCGCAGCGTGGTTGGATGGAGCTGCCAGATGAAGCCAAGGAAGAACTTGCGTACACGTTCCAAGGCATCGGCGTGGTTTCTGATTCTGACAAGACTGGTGGCGGTGTGGCTTACAAGGATGCCGACGCTGGCACTGGTTCAACTGATGCTCCAACGGTGAGTAAGTAAAAATACCGTTAATTTAGCAGCCGTTCCACCAACACCTGAAGCAGGAGGAGAAGAAAATGCAACTGAAGATCGACAATAAAGATATTGAACTGAATTTTGGCGTCCGTTTCGTACGTGAGTTGGACAAGGTAGCGGGGATGAAAGTTAATGGTCAGTCCTTTGGGTTTGGCCTTACTAAGTCTTTACCAGCCTTGCAGGCTTATGATCCAGCTGTGCTGAGTGATGTGATCTACTGTGCGGCATGGGGTAATAAACCACGCCCTACACAGAAGGCGATCGACGATTTCATCGATACTGATGCGGATCTGGAGAAAGTCTTCGATGAAGTACAGAAGGAAATCAGTGAATCAAACGCTGTGAAGGCAGCGGCAAAAAACATGAAGCCCTAGAAGAGCAAGATAGTGAACAGCAGTACCACGAGATACTGCTGAATGGCCTAGCTCTTCTAGGCTTTTCTAATATCCGAGATATTGAACGGATGACTCTGCGAGAGTATCAATTACGACTAGAAGCGTACCAAGTCCGTCAGGTTAAGAAGCAGGAGAATCTTGCGACTTTGGCCTGGTTTATTCAGAGTGTTCAAGCAACCAAGGGTGACAAACATCCGAAGCCTGTGTACAGAGAGTTTAAGGACTTCTTTGATACGCAAAAGCAGATCGACCAAGTGCGTGCTGAGTTTGAACCTGATTACAAGGCCCACTCTCAGGCTTCACGGACGATTGATCGAGGTAGGATCCTCGCTCGCCGAGTTGAAGAGTTCAAGAAGCTTAAAGCGGCCGGAAAGATTATCCCATGGGAGGAAAGGAGGATGACCAATGGCGGATTATAGTGTTCGCGCAATACTTTCGGCAGTTGATCAGTCCTTCAGCTCCACTCTGGCGCGGGCTGGTCAAGCTACGCAGTCTTTTGGTTCGGCTGTGAACCAGAAGATGCAAGGCGTTGGTAAGGCAATGACTGTAGCTGGTGCTGCTACTACCGCAATGGGGGTTAAGGCTGTCAAAGGTTTTGGGGACTTCCAATCTTCACTGAACCAGGCCGCTGTTATTGCTGGTGGGACATCTAAGAACATTGGTGAGCTGGCTGATGTAGCGAACCACATGGGTGCTGTGTTGCCAATCAGCGCTCAGGACGCGGCTAATGCGATGGTTGAAATGGCCCGGAACGGTGCTTCGCTTGATGAAATTAAGAAAGAATTCCCGGCTATTGCTGAAGCTTCAACTGCGGCTGGTTCTGACCTGTCATCGACAGCTGGAGTTGTACAGCAAGCGATGAACATCTGGAGTGATTCACTGAAGTCACCTCAACAGGCTGCTGCTATCTTAGTTCAGACAGCCAACGCGTCGAATGCTTCCATCGAAGATATGCAGCAGGCCCTTGCTACTATCGGTTCAACGGCTAAGATGGCCGGCATGGACATGGGAACCACGGCGGAAGCCATTGGACTTCTGACTAACCGTGGGTTCTCTGCTGCACAAGCTTCTGATGACTTGAACCACGCCATCACACAGATGCTGGCACCTTCAGACGTGGCTAAGAAGGAAATGGATGCCTTAGGGCTCTCATTTGTTGACAGTTCTGGAAAGATGAAGCCATTCCCACAGATCCTACAAGAGATTGCAGACAAGACGAACGACATGGGTGATGCGCAGAAGACTGCTGCCCTCAAAGCAATGTTTGGTGCTTCTGGTATGAAGGCTATTGCACCACTGCTTGATGCAATCAATGACAAGACCGGTGATGCGAAAACTAGTTGGTCTGCTTATGCTGCTGAGCAGGATAAAGCTGCTGGTTCTACTGCTAAGGCCACTAAGTTCCTATCTGATCAGGCTAATCAGATGCAGCAGAATATCGGTTCTAAGATTGAACAGGTTGGTGGTAATTGGGAAGCCCTTCGGAATAAGGCGATGGCTGCAAAGGGTGGCGTCAATGGTGCCATGCTCGACATGATGAACCAAGCCCTTGAATGGTCCACAACCTCTGACGATGGGATTGCAAAAGTTATCCGTGGTTTTGTCGGGTTGTCACCTGTGATTGGGCCAGCTCTGACAGCGGTAGGTGCCTTCACGACGAATGTTGGTAAAATTATTGGAGTCGCTGGTGGTGTAGTTACTGCAGTTGGGAACATGGGTAAAGTATTCATTATCTTTAAGCAGGCTGCCAACGTAAGTAGTGCAATATCTGCTCTTCAGGCGCTATCCAAGAATTCTGCTATTGCGAAAACTGCTATGTTAGGTTTGAAGGCTGGTGTCGGTGTCATTAATGCTGTTAAAAATGCCTTTGAGCTTTTAGCGATTGCAATGATGGTCCACCCATTTATTGCAGTTGCGGCCGCAATTGCCGCTGTGGTAGCGGCCTTAGTCCTTTTCTTCACTAAGACCAAAACTGGCCGTAAATTGTGGCAAGAGTTTACTAGTTGGCTTGAAAACGCCTGGAATACTCTCAAATCGATTGCTGGCCCTATCTGGGATGCAATCGGCCAAGCTATTTCTCAACCTGTTGAAACCATCAAGCAGTTATGGCAGGGAATCAAAGATTGGTTTAGCCAGCTTTGGCAAGGAATTGTAGATACCGCTAAACAATTGTGGAGCGGCTTCGCGCAGTTCTTTGGTCCAATAGTAGAAACAGTAAAGAATGCCTGGTCTGGCATTAAAGATTTCTTCAGTCAACTATGGCAGGGAATCGTTACGACAGCGCAAGGTATCTGGCAAGGCTTTACGACTGGTATGGCGCCGATTATTGCTGCTATTAAGAACCTTTGGAGCGCACTAACTAATTTCTTCAGTACTTTATGGCAAGGAATTGTCGCGGGTGCACAGGCCATCTGGCAAACGATGGTGACGATTTTTACACCAATCGTTGCTGCCATTGAGACCGTTTGGCAGGGCCTAAGTCCATTTTTCAGCAGTTTGTGGCAAGGCATTGTTTCGGTTGCACAAACAGCATGGCAAGGACTAGTAACCGTGGTTCAGACCGTTTGGACTAACATTCAAACGGTAGTTCAAACAGCTGTCCAAGTTGTATCCACTGTTATCCAAACAGGTATGCAGGTTGTGCAAACTGTTTGGACTACTGTATGGAACGTTATTAAGACCATTGTTCAAACGGTTTGGTCTGCCATTACTACGATTGTCTCAACTGCGATTAATGCAGTGGCCGGAGTGATTAAGGCGGTTACCGCTGCTATCCAGGGGGACTGGTCTGGCGCTTGGAATGCCATCAAGGGTGTTGTTACCACTGTTTGGAATGGTATCAAATCAGTAGTAACGACAACGATTAATGGTATTCGTTCTGTTATTACGAGCGTTATGAACGGCATCAAGTCTGTCATGACATCAGTTTGGAACGGAATTAAGTCAGTTACCTCATCCGTCTGGAACGGTATCAAATCTGTTGTTTCTACCTCGATGAGCGCAATCCGTTCGGTTGTGTCAAGCATGATGAGCACAATTCGGTCTGTTTTCAGTTCTGGATGGAATGCAGCTAGGAGTGTTACTTCTAGTGGAATTCATGCAGCCGTAAATGTTGTCCGTTCTGCTGCTAGTTCAATGGCTTCGGCTGGTCGGAACTTCGTCATGGGGTTTGTCAACGGGATCCGGAGCATGATCGGCTCCGCAGTAGCAGCGGCCGCAAGCATGGCCCGGTCCGCCGTAAACGCGGCTCGGTCCTTCCTGCACATCCATTCACCATCGCGGGTAATGCGTGATCAGGTTGGTTACTATGTTGCCGCCGGGTTCGCTAAAGGGATGACTGACAATACTAATATGGTAGCTTCGGCTGCTAACGATATGGCGCAGTCAGCAATCCCATCGATTGATCTGAGTCGGTCAATCAATGGAGTAATGGCCCATGGCAACATGAATAACCTTGTAAGCGGAACGGTTGACCATCAACTCACTGTTAACCAGCAACCAGCCTATATTAATCTATCCCTGGGAGGATCAGAATATAGCACGTTTGTTGAAGACATCAGCCGTGAGCAAGGCAACCAGTCAATGCTTAGTCGGAATTATCGAATTTAGGAGGTGATCACAATGTATGAATTTCGAGGAATTGACATTGATCGTTCAGTTCAGCAAGACGAACGACCAATTGAAGCGCTGAACTATGGTGGTCACTGGCTAGATGACGAGATTTCTGGCTATACCACGTTAGTAACTACTGGGCGACATGAGTTTACGCGGCAAGTTACCTCACAAGATCGTGTGGATGATGGGGCCCTGTATTTGAGCTCACGCCTGGAGTCACGGAAGGTTGAAGTGCAGTTCAAATTGGAAGCCCAGACAATTGCTGAGTATAACGAACGGCTGGAGAAGCTCGAACGATTACTGTTTGAGCCTAACCAACCGTTTTACTTTGCAGACGATCCGAAGTTCCATTTTGTCGGCAGCGTAACAGAGCTGTCTCTGGATAAGGGAACTCTGAACACTGCCGGTAAGATTACACTGTCTGCTACTGATCCCTATCGCTATGGTGACCAGAAAACGATTGAAGGAAGCGGATCATCACTAACCATTAATGATCCACAGCTTTCATATGATCAGACACCGCAGCGAATTGAGTTCACGCCATCCGCAACAGCGGCTAACCTTGCCATTACTTGTGGTGATAAAGCCATCAAGCTATCAGAAGGGGTACCTGCGGGGCAGAAGGTAGTAGTTGATTTTGAAAGTCTGAATCTGTCAATTAATGCTGTTAATAACCTCATGGCATTGACATTAGATTCAAACCTGAGTGATTTCTATATTAGGGATGGGTCAACAATCAACTTTAATGCGAGCGGTAGTTACAAATTAGTTTACGAGGTGAAACAACTGTGAAAATGTTTCTGTTCAACCGCAATCAGAAGGTAAAACGGTGGCTGGTTGACCGTGATTTCATTGAGGCCAAAATGACCGAAGAAATCAATGCGGCCAGCAAACTCGTTTTCTCAGTCCCGTTGAAGAAACGATTGCCGCCGTCTTACTTCTTTGCGGCAGTTCCACAACCAAGGGGGTCTGATTACTTCCTTTTTAAGATTATCAGCGAGCAGGTCCAATCTGACCGGGTACAGTATACCTGTGTGGAAGCGGCCTACGACGAGCTGAAATCATATCATTACATCAAGGATGACCGGCCACAGAATCGTAGTGCTGCCGATATGCTCCGAATGGCTCTTGATGGGACCCGTTGGGGGATTGGTACAACCTACGATGCTGGGGCTGGGTCAACGAATTTCTACTACATCAGTAGTCTGGAAGCCATTCAGAAGATTGTGAATCTGTTCCAACTGGAAGTAGTATTCTCAATCGTTCTGGATCCTCATAGTCATCAAATTACCCGCCGCCTGGTTAACCTGTATTCTCAGCAAGGCCAGCGGACCGGAAAGCGGTTTGAGTACGGCAGCAATCTATTATCTGTTGAACGGGAAGAATCTTCGGAAAACCTCATCACGGCTTTAATTGGCCGTGGTAAGGGTGAAGAAATCTACCATGACAACAGTAACGGGGAAGCTACTGAGGAAGACAAAACTCCTGACGGCTATGGTCGACGGATTAATTTTGCCAACGTGGTCTGGTCCAAGACCAATGGCAATCCGGTTGATAAGCCCGCTGGGCAAGAGTATGTGGAGGATCCCGATGCTACTGCTGCCTACGGGTTCGATGATGGCAAACCACGGATTGGGATTGAAATCTTTGAAGACATCACTGATCCGGCTGAGTTGCTTCAAGCTACCTGGTCAGCCCTGCAAACATTAAAACGCCCACGGGTTAGCTTTAAGGCTAACGTCATGGACGTTGGTGATCTGGGGTTAGGCGACACAGTGGCCATCATTCGCCACGATATCAAGATTGAGTACTTTACCCGAGTTTACAAAGTTGAGCATAACCTGTTGAATGAGCGGCTGAACACGATTGAACTGGGGGATGACTTTAATAGTGAGTCAATTACTAGCGCAGTTAATTCAATAACTACAGTTGTTCAGCAAGCCAACCAAACGGCTAACTATGCTGCATCGTCAGCCAATGGTAAAAATACCAATTACTATGGTAAGGATAAGCCACTGCTTGGTGTAGAAGGCGACCTGTGGTACAAGGATCTTGGGAATGGTGAGGTCGACATGTACCAGTTTCATGATGGTAATTGGATCATGATCACATCAACTCGTGATCTGCACAATGTACAAAAGCAGGTTGACGAACAGAATGACCAGATGAAACAGTTTGATGCTGATAATAAAAAACGTGACGAAGAGATGCAGAAATTAATTTCTGATACTCGTAACGAACTTAATTCAGCAAAGGCTGATGCAACTGCAACTAATAAACGTTTAGATGGCGTTGCTGCTCAAGCCCAGCAGAACGGTGTAGGAATTACAGACCTGACTAAGCAGCTAGGCCAAATTCAAACCACTGTTGCTGATACGAAGGGGGATGTTACTCAGCTAACCCAACGGGCTGATAAAGCAGAAGCGGATATGAAGGATGCGTCAGGCAAACTCAATCAGTTAGAAATTACAACTAATGGGTTGGAACAAATTACTACTAACCAGGATGACCAAATTAATCAATTTAGAATTGATATTAATGGGCTTAAAGACTCAGTTAGTGATAGTACCGGCAAAATTTCTCTTATTCAGAATGATTTAACTGGGTTAAAGACTACGGTGGCTTCTAAGGCAAGTGTTTCCTATGTTGACCAGAAGTCTAATGAATGGTCCGTTAATCTGAAGAAGTTAAGTGATCAAACAACGGACCTGCGCAATGAGGTTGGCTGGCAAACAATGACATCCGCAATTGATGCTAACAATCTGACGAAAACCGGTAATTACTGGTTGCAGAACACGCCAAATGCTCATACACCAGATTCAGGAGCATGGGCATTCCTCAAAGTGGTAGCCGAATGGAATAACAAACGAATTGTCCAGACATGGCAACGAGATAATCGTTCATATGAACAATATACCCGCGTCTATACTGAATCAGGATGGTCTGACTGGCAGCAAACTATCACCAACGGGACTATCATTGCCCAGATTAATGTAGCCGCTGGTACTACGCTAATTCAAAACGACCGTATCTATATGGACGCTTCTTCAACTGTTTTTAGTGGTAGTGCGTTCATTCCTAGTGCGGCTATTACGGACCTGAGTGCTGATAAAATCACCACTGGTACCTTGAATGCCGGCAATGTCAATATCATTAACATGAATGCGAATAATATTACTACTGGGACGATTAAAGGTCAGAATTTAAGCATTAATTTGAATTCTGGTGAGATGTTTTTCCAACGTGGACGTATCACTTCATTTTTCAATACTTTAGATATCAATATTGATGATGGAACAATGTCAGTGACTGATGCACAACAAGAAGGCGTCTATTTTTCACAGGGCCAACTAATGCTAAGTAATAATTTTGGAACTTCTCCTAAGTATGGAGGAATTCGTAAATCTGGTAAGCTCTGGAGTAGTGGTGTTTTTGGATTTGAATTACATGGCGCCGAAGGGGTTTCAATTATAAGTGATAACTATGATGGCGGTCTAGAAGGAACTTTTCTTGATGTTACTAATGCTGGAGCTGGCGTAATTGTTAGCAAAGATGGCAATGCTACAGTAAATGCTTCAAATATTACTAGAATTATGGGTGGAAGCCAATACCTACCAGCGGGTTGGATGTCTACGGTAGATAAACGCTCTTCAATTACCTTAGGGACTGATGCTACTGGTACGAGTAAAGACACCAGGACAGTAATTCGTGGATCCTATGTGCATATTCCCGATGCTTATTATCAAACTGGGAGTGGTTCTGCTAATTTAATAGTTGCAGAAGATGGAGCTCTTATTCGTGCCACCTCTGCATCGAAATACAAAACTGCTATTGTCAGAAGCCATTCACTAGATTACGGTGAACGGCTTCTTTCATTACCAACAGCAACTTGGCTAGATAAGGCTGAGAATAAACGTTATGCCACTGGTGAATCGAAAGACAAACCGGTTATGCACTTCGGTATGATTGCCGAAGACTTAGCCAACGCCGGTTTGGATATGTTAGTAACCCGTGGCCAAGATGGAGAACTTGAAGGGATCCAGTATGACCGGATCGCCCCAGCCCTGCTTCCCGTTATTAAGAACTTACAAGATCGTATTGAAAAATTGGAGGAACAAATCAATGGAAGAGAATCAACAATCAACAGCACTGATCAACAATCTGCTAACTAAAATCGCCAATCTTGAATGGCAGAACACTCAGTTACAGGTTGAGAACGAAACACTGAAGGCAAAGAAGGAGGATAAGAATCATGGCTCTAACTAAGGAAAAATCAGTAACATTATCAGGGCGTTCAATTATTAATGGTGTAGAAGTGGCCCGGTTCACTGCACAAGTGGCTACTGATGAAAACGATAGTACGACGATGAACACGTATATCAGTGATAATTCTGCCTATCGAAAGAACTTGAAGGCAGTCCGGGCGGACTCTGACGAATTCCAGACTTTTGTGCGTGATGAGGAAGACAAGATCTATAGTGAAGATTCGGCAGACACTGCAGAATAACCAATTAATGTCGCCTATGAAATACACAGTACGTGAGGGCGGCTAGGCAAGAGAGGTGATGCAAATTGCTAAATAATCTTCGCCACAACTACTTCTGGTTTGTGAAGGCGCTAGAAACTTACGGACTAGGCGTGTATTTTATCGTGTTACATAGCAGTGGCGTGTTTAACCCACCCGGCGGGATCCTAGACATTCTAGACGATCCACCGTTTATCTTCTTACTTGCAATCGTTGGGACGGTTGCAATGGTTTATGCATTGTGGGATATCAAGTATCTCTTCTACAAGCCATTGATGACTGGACTTCTGACTTTTGCATGGTTAATTTTCTTTTGCGCTTTTGCATTCAAAGATTGGAGTAGTGGGCATTTTGCAATTCAAACCATGTATGCCTTCTTCGTTGTATTTTCGATTATTGGTCAGCTAGTGATTAAAGGGGGATGATAGTATGCACGATGACGTGCTGGTAGCACTCATTAGTGCTATCGGTTCAATTCTCGTTGCCTACATCACAACCCATCAGCAGGCTAAACCATCTAAATCAGATCAACTGCGAGAAGAAAATAAAATTTTGAAAACATTACTACGCGAGGAGAGGAAGAAAAATGGACACCATCATTAATGCTATTCCGGAATACGTTATTACGGCCGTTGTTTCAACGGTCTTTTATTTTGCCGTAAAATATGCGCAAACACTGATTCATGCCAAGATGGCCCATGCTAAGACACAGCAGTCAAAGGAACTGTGGGGGTTGATTGAGTCGGTAGCTGATACTGCTGTGGATTCAATGGTCAGTGCGGACCTGACCGGTAATGAGAAATTTGCCAAGGCTACTGCAATTGTACAGAGTACTTTGGACAACCAGGGTTTCAAGAATGTTGATATCAAGTCAATCCACGCGGCGGTTCAATCAGCTTATGAAAAGTCACCACTGACGCCAACAGTTATTGAAGGAGGACAAAACAATGACACAACGAGCAACGGTAATTGATTTAGCGAGTTTCCAAAGTTCGCTCACAGCAGCGGACTATAAAGCCATCGGCGCTGATTATGCGATCGTTAAGGTTTCAGAAAACACGAACTACGTAAATCCCTATATTCGATCATTGATTGATCTCAGTGCGGCAGGCGGGGTTAAAGGCTATGCCTTCTACCACTTCGGCCGCTTCTACAATGATAGTGCAGCAGTAGCTGAAGCTAACTACTTTATTGCTAACGCCAAGGCACGGGCCAACGTTCAGCCAGGAACACTATTAATTTTGGATGCGGAAATTAAGGGGATGCCGACCTCTTCAGTAATCGCATTCCTGGATACTTTACGCAACGCTGGTTATCATACTGGTTTCTACACATACAAGTATCTATTGCCACAGTTTGACCTGGAAGCAATTCATCCACACATGGATATGTTTTGGCTGGCTGCTTACCCACTGGCTAATGGGCGGGCTGCTGGCAAGAATCCAGACTTTCACTATTTCCCGTCTGCAAATTATGTGGACATGTGGCAGTATACGGATAACCTGTTAGGCTACCATGTCGACGGCTCTATCACGTTAACGGAGAACGCAATTAAGCTGTTTAATCCTAGCCAGGCTCCAGCTCCAGTCGCTAAGAAACCAATTGAACAGGAAAAACCAGCTATTAAGCCATCCCTACCAGCTCAATCATGGGTCGATGATCTAGGCGTACGCTGGTTCGCAGAGAATGGCAAGTTCACGGTTAGCAATGGGAACACACTTCACCTACGTTGGGGTGCTACTCCTTCTAGTTCTGTAATTGGCGTCCTGCACGGTGGGGACGTTGTAAAATACGATGCTTGGGCGCGTACCAATGGTTTTGTTTACGTCCGTCAGCCACGTGCCAATGGCCAGTATGGATATGTTGCAGTACGTGACGCTCAAACGGGAGAAGCGTACGGTACTTTTAAATAGGAAATAAATCACACAATGAGAGGGGGATAAAGGTGAATGACGTAAGACCCCTGAGTTTACTAGTTCAGAAACGAACTGAAGGTGTGCAGAAGTATCGCCTCAGTTTAATGGAAGATGACGTAGTGGCTGTTCCTGATGAACGGTACAGTTACAGTGCTGTTTTCTCAATTAACGGGAATATGGTTAAAAAAATTGACCTAAAAATTGTTGAGACTAGTCTAGTGCAATTTAATTCAGAACAAATAGCGGATCTTCCTGCTGGAATTTACCGGTTGGAGATCTGGGAGACAATCAGCGATGTGATTCATGCTATCTTTCCATCTAATCGTTCGCTGAAGTTTAAAGTGATTGAAAATGCACTAGATCTACCACATAAAACTGTTAGTTCGTTAACCCTTGATGAATTCGAGCGGCGGTTTGATGTGCTTGCAAAACGATTCAGCACTGGTCAATTTGAGAATCCCCGATTCAAAGTTGGGCGAACAGTGACGGCCGAACCGGGGCAGCCTGCTACAGTTGAAATGATTACTAGTGAGGATGGATCAGTGGTTACCGTCAATTATTCAATCCCGAAAGGAGAAAAGGGCGACACGTGGGAACCATATGTTGCTGAAGACGGCCACTGGCACATTAGATTAAAGGAGGACAAGAAACATGGCACTTCAAACTGATATTGATTTGGGCGTACTTGCACGAGGACCCAAAGGTGAAACTGGGGCAACGGGTCCCCAAGGCCCTGCCGGTAAAGATGGGGCCCAAGGGCCAGAAGGCCCACGGGGACAGCAAGGCGATCGCGGCCCACAAGGTGAACAAGGCCCAGCAGGTAAGGGCTTCTCAATCACGAAGACCTACCCAAGCGTCGCTGCTATGAACGCTGGATTCGCGACTGATCTTACTGATGGGGACTTCTGCATCATTGCAAGCTCCAACACTGATCCAACTACTGATCCGGATAATGCTAAACTCTACGTTCGCGCTGGTGATTCTATCAAGCTGGTTGCGGATATGTCTGGTGCTCAAGGTATGAAAGGTGACCAGGGGCCTCAAGGCCCTAAGGGTGATCAAGGCCAGACTGGCCCTGAAGGGAAGCAAGGCCCTCAAGGCGAACGTGGCGCTACGGGATTCACTTACCAGCCTTACATTGCTGATGACGGTAACTGGCACGTTAAACTGGTAAACCCTGACGGATCCACTAACTAAAGGAGGTGGTCCTATGGCAGACAATCAATTGCCTAGTGACATCGACTTAAAGGTTCCGGCTCGGGGACCTGCTGGAAAAGATGGTAAGTCACCGATAAGAGGACAAGACTACTGGACTCAAGCAGACCAAGACGCTATCAAGCAGTGGATCGAAGACGCAATTTTGAAAGGAAAGTGGTAAGATGAGTTTTTCTTCAACAATGACAGAACTGGCCGATGCTTGTCGGAAGCGATTTGTTGTCACTAGTAAGTTGACCATAGACGATATGATTAAGTTAATAACCCCGCCTGCTTTTCCTTCTGGAACTGAAATACTCGGCGAAACCAACATTTCTATAGATGGTGAAAAGCGTGATGTGCCTTTAACGCTAAAAGCTGTGCCACCAGCTATGAACAAGCCAATTAAGCTGTCAATTACATTCTCTAATGATGATTGGTTATCGGTACCTAATGACAAACTTATTTTTAACAAATCTGATGGCACACAGCTAGCACTGGCCATTCCTCTCATCGATACTGATTTTAATCATGGAACACATTGGGTTAAAACGGTCAATGTTACCATTCCAGCTAATACTTCCATAGCAACTAATAAAGCGATTTTGAGACTTTACGAAGACTCGGAAATTGGAAAAATTGAAAAAATTATTGCAACTTATTAAAAGGAGAATACAATATGACAGATAAAGTTGGGGGCAACCTTCCTCCATCGGGACTGGCTTTTTGTGTTATTGAAGATAATTAGGCGGCAATTTGTTTAATGTGCTTACTGGGCACAACAAGAAGAATTACACTGGTGTGCAAAATGGTTTCAGTTGATTACTTAAACCGTACCGGTAAACTGGGCGCCTAATAAGCGTCCTTTTTAATTTAAATTATTCAATCCCTAGTGGCCCTTCGTGACCGCTAGGGATTTTTTGCGTATCAGTGCAAAATCACGATAAATTGCACCGATAACTTTATGCTATACTGACTTTTGAGTGGTACAAAATAACCCGGCACTTCATTTGAGGTGTCGGGTATTACTGTGTATAATAATGAGGAATTAAATCAACTCTACGAATGGGCAACGATGAAAATAAACGTTGTCTGTTTTCATAAAATGGGCACTCATATGGGCACAGAATGGGCAATATTTTTTAAAACATACAGAAATCTACAATACTGAAAAAGAAAGCAAAACGCCCAAGCCCTTAGAGGGACGCCAGGAAACCCGAGTTTTCAACAATCTTGAAAACAGGGGATACTTCTTGCAAGGAATCACAACGTACGATGCTAAATATCAAACTTCATTAGTATATGGCGCCCGTGGTTCAGGGAAAACAGTTTTTTTACTTGAAGTACAACGTACAATTGATCAAATTCCTAATTGGCATTTTATTCGTTTGAATAACGGTCAAGGTAATTTGCTTTTTCAGCTTTTACATGGACTACAAAAAATTGCCGGGATGTCTATAACAGATTTAATTAAAAGCATTCAAGGATTATCGGTTATGGGCAACAGTATTACATTAAAAACGTTGGAGGCAACGGGGCAACTTGACTATTCTGATCTTTTGCCAACCATATTAAAACGACTTCAGGAGCGGAATCAATCAGTCTTAATTGGAATTGATGAAATTGAAATCAGCGATGATGTTCGAGCTTTCGGATCAATGTATCAAACCCTAATTGGTGATGATTATAATATATCGTTACTAATGACTGGGTTACCAAGTCGAGTATCTGAAGTCCAAAATGATAAAACATTAACCTTTTTACTGCGTGCTAACCGGATCATTTTATCCCCATTAGATGAAGAATCCGTTCGCTATCAATATGAGCAAACGTTTCAACGAGGCAAGCGAAATATTGATTATAAGGTCTTGGATTATTTGACTGGTGATGTGAAAGGCTACGCTTATGCGTTTCAAACATTAGGTTATTATGCTTGGCGTTACAGTCAAAATAACTTGCAACTTGATAAAGATGTATATTTAGCTACTGTTAAGAGTACTAAGCAAGATTTGTTTAGGAATGCTTATGAAAGAATGTATTTAGACCTTTCCCGTGGTGATTTGCGGCTTGTCCATACAATTGCTGATTTAGTGGGAAATGAGCCAATTGCAATGCGTACTTTAGGCGAAAAACTACAGTTAAAAGCTAATTACTTATCAGTTTATCGTGCTAGACTACTTGATGATCAAATTATTAAAGCTCCACAACGTGGCTATGTTCAATTTGCCTTGCCCTTTTTTGCGGATTTTGTAGAATACTGGTCCCAAAATCATATTGATAGTTTTTAGCTTTTGCCTAAAATTAGGGGTTGGAGTTCACAAATAAAATTTCATCGCTATTTTCATATTCTAGGTGATAATTGCTTAAGAGGCTAAAAAGCCAGCTAACGGGATCACCGGAGATGCTAATTCATGCTATATTATTAGCTGTACTAAGTAGCGTTACAAATGAATAAGGTAGATTCAGT